GAAGTCTGTATGGTTTGGCGAGATTATCGGGCATATTTTGGATAGTGAGTACTTTGGCTATACCCTTATAGAGCTCAATCGTACTGATGAGCAGGGCGTAGAAGTTTCCTTAGTACCTCGTCAAAATGTAATACCTCAAAAGGGGCTAATTCTCAAGGACTATACCGACGACAAGGGGTTAGACTATCTCAATGCCTCTGAGTATGGTACCTGGCTGTTGGACTTTGGCGGGGTAGGTGAGCTGGGACTTATCAATAAGGCGATACCACATATCCTCTTTAGCCGATTTGCGCAAAGTTGCTGGTCAGAATTATGTGAAATTTACGGTATTCCGCCACGTGTAATGAAAACAAACACCCGTGATCGTCAAGCCCTCAATCGTGCCGAGAAGATGATGACCGATATGGGAGCCGCTGCTTGGTTTATTATTGATGAGACAGAGCAGTTTGAGTGGGCTACCAATGGGGTTCCTTCTACGGGTGAAGTGTATGATGGGCTGATTAAGCTATGCCGAGACAACATCTCCTTACTTATCTCAGGGGCTATCATAGGGCAAGATACAAAGTATGGTAGCAAGGGTAAAGAAGTAAGCTCACAAGATATGTTGCAAGCCCTTGTGGATGCCGACCAAACAATGGTAGAGCAGCATATGAATGATAAAGTACTACCTGCCCTATACGCCATTGGAGTACTCCCCGAAGAGGGCTTATCGCTCGTGTATGACCAAGTGGAGGACTTGGGCGAACTGTGGACACGCACTAAGGAAATACTACCTTATAAAGAAGTCTCCGATGAGTGGCTCAAAGAAAAATTTGGTATTGAAATAGTAGGTAATAAAGCACCTACCACACCTCAAAAGCTCTCCTTAGATTTTTTCGACTAAGCCCCGAAATTATGCCCTCGGTGGCTCACCACTATTTCGGGGCTATGCATCAAAGTCTAAGTCTGCAATATGCGCCCTGTGATTGTGAGGCATGCCAAGAAGCAAAGTTATCAAGCGCACAAGAGCCTCCAAAGAAGCTGTTAGACCTTACCAAAGTAGCGAAAAAAGCCTTTGACCAATTACATAAGAGAGGTAGCTACAGACCTGAAGACTTAATGAAATACAAAGCCTACCGCGACCTTATTACTGCTACCTCCGAAGTGTTTAACACCGCTATCCCTCACGAAGTACCGGAGGAAATGAAAGCCTATTTAGAGCGCGATGTATTTATCTTTTCGGGGCTAAAAACCCATACTCAGCTAACGGAAGCACGCTCTAAACTCAAAGACGATCAGGGCAATATGCGCCCTTATTATCAGTTTGAACAGGAGATACTAAAACTGAATAACACCTATAACCGTAACTACTTAGAAGCCGAGTACCAGTTTGCTGTACAGAGCGCACAAAGTGCTGCTAATTGGGCAAACCTGCAAGAGGATACAAGTAGGTATTGGCTTGAATATCGCACCGCAGGTGATGAGCGTGTAAGGCAAAGCCACGCAGCTTTAGCAGGAATCTGTTTGCCCAAAGATGATGCCTTTTGGACAGAATATTACCCACCTAATGGTTGGCGTTGTCGCTGTACGGCTGTAGAAGTATTGGCACGTGAAAACACCAAAAGTAACCCCGAAACTGCCAAAAAGGCAGGCGAGGTAGCCACTACCCAGATAGGAAAGAGTGGAAAGAATAAATTGGAGATGTTTCGTTTCAATCCAGGACAAGAGAAGAAAGTATTTCCACCTAACAATACTTATGCAAAAGTGGTAGGAGCTAGGCAGGCACAAAGAGAGTTAGAAGCAATAAATAATAGAACTTCAGTTAATTTGCAAGAGCTCATAAGAAGAGACTTCCCCACAAAAGAAGAAGTGGAAAATATAATGCTAAAATATGCAGAGTTATTCCCCGAAGATTTCAGAAAAGGGCTTGGTGAAGTGAGTTTTACAAACTCTCCTAATTTCTTAATGCAACACTCAATGTCTTATCACCCTTCCACTAATGAATGGATTGGAAAATCAACAATAAAGATTAGTAACCACACCTTTGCAGGTATTGGTTTCAATGCCTCTATTCAATTGAGAGAAGCTTTAGGAGCTATAAAAAAAGGAGAAGAGCTAACATTTAAACAGGAATACGCTATAGAATCTTTATGGCACGAAATATTACATGCTAAGACACAAACACGCCCGATACTACTCAATAGGAGACAAACAGAAAGTATGGAGACAATAAATGAATTTATAGCTCGTCATACATACAATGAATTTATAGAAAGGCTTGGGGGAAAAGCCATACATCAACAAAAGATTTTAGAGGAGGGATATGGATATAAAGGTTGGATAAATAACTTTAGAGAGAGGCTAAAAACAAATGGTATAAGTGAAGAAGAAGCCGTTGAGTTCTTTAAACCTCATTTAATGAGTGATTATTCTAATATAGGAGAAAAGATAATAGAGTTTTTTGCTATACAGCGGTAAAGTCACAATCATACCCTAAGCCATATTCTTTGTAGGCTTTTGGTAGTTGTTGCCAATATTGCTCGGCCTTGTCCATATCTCCTCTTTCCTCAAAGAGGCAAGCCAAATCATAAAAAGCAAATTCCTTAGTAATATGCTTCTTATAGCTCTCGGGGGTTAATTCTTCTTTTAATTCAATGCCAAATTTTAGCATGAATGAAAAAGAATCAAACCTCAAAGCATTCAATTCCCATTCTGTGGGAGCGTAGTCGAAGATTGTTTCCATAAGTAAACTATATATTTGGCTACAAAGGTACAAAACAAATTTCAAACAAAAAACAAATCTTTTAAAAACTTTTCTATAGCAAAAAACTAAACAATGCATAGAAGAATTAATCATTGACAATTAACCATTATTGAAATGGACTTTAAAACCTTTTTAAATCACATCTTAACGGATACCAAAGTGAAGCTCACAGAAGCGTTTGACCGCAATTTTGAGCGCAAGGCATTCTTTGATGATAAGTGGGCTAATACCCTTATACCCAATAGGCGTGGCTCACTGATGATGCGTACAGGTACACTAAGGCGGTCTATCCGTAGTACAGTTGAGGGATCTTCTGTGAGTTGGACAAGCTCCGTACCCTATGCTGATTTGCAGAACAATGGGGGCGAACTCGTAATAACTGAAAAAATGAAACGTTATTTTTGGGCAATGTACTACAAAGTGAGCGGGGCGGCTAAAGGACGCAAAGAGAGTGCTCAAAAGGCTTTTTCAGTAGAAGCAGAGCAGTGGAAAGCCCTTGCCTTAAAAAAGGTAGGTGACAAACTAAAAATACCCAAGCGACAATTTATCGGCGACCATCCTGAAGTAAAACGAATGGTAGATGATATTGTAAATTTTAATATGAAAGAACTACTAAATAGCATGCACCAATGAAAGCATTATTAGAGAAAATACAACAGAAAGTAAGCGAGATAACAGAACTTAAATACATAGATGAGAATTGGGGGCAGTTAGACTATTACAGCCCTAATATGCCTGTGCAATACCCCTGTACATTGATAGATGTGCAACAGGTACAGTATTCCAACATAGGAAAAGACCTTACCAAAACACCCCTACAACGACAAATAGCTCAGGTACAAATCAAAATTACCATAGCTAATATGCGCCTTACCAATACTTCCCTACAAGCACCAAGAAGGCAAAAGGAGGATGCTTGGGCTATCTGGACGCTCATAGAGAAGATACACCAAAAGATACACGGCTTTTCTCCTTTGCCTAATGTATCCCCTCTTATCCGTACCTCACAAAACCGAACCCTCCGTGATGATGGGCTTCAAGAGTATGAGGTATATTACTCCTGCCAGATACAGAATATCTAACTCATGGCTAATCATTGGTTATTGGCCATTAGCAATTGTTCGTCCACATCTGTATTAAGGATCTTGTAGAGGGTTTTTCGTGAAATGAAGAACTTAGGGTAGATAAATTCCCTCCATATTACTGAAATAGGAATGTAGCGGCAATCATGTCTATTGAACTCTTCCATTACTGCCCTGTAGCGCAATAGGCAGTTTTTGTTGTATCCTTTGTGTTCTTTCTCTTGGGCTTCCATAAGTTATGGTATTCTTTGGTTTAGACCGCAAAATTAAAAAAACACCCGCTTATTTCCAAATTGGATTTTAGCGGGTGTTCTCTAATTAAAATATAAAAATGACACATCAAAACTTCCTCATCTTTTTACAAAGCCTCTCCAGATCATCGTCATAACTCTCCGTGCGATTCTCCCTATAGCGGAATTGTTCGTGGGCTTGTTGGTTTTGGGTGACAACTACCTCGGTGCGCTCCTGGTCATACTGTCGGAATATATTCATTATCTTAGGCATACTGATACGCTCATACAGCTCGCCACACTCGCCTGATACAATTCTCTTGAAGATAAGCGATAACTCCGATATCTTCAGGTGATGATAATCTGCCATGATCTGCTCGGCGCATAACTCTATCTGTGCCTCCGTAAGGGGATTATTTAGGTTCAAAACCTCGTTGAGGTAGATAAGCCACATACTGATATAACTTCTGAGAAAAACCTCTCCTTTGCCTTTTTTGATTTGCACCAGGCTAAGGGTTTGCCTACTCAAGGCGTCACTTACTCCCTTGAGTGACGAGCTATGCATAAGGCAATTATTCGGTGAATAAACCCTTAAAAATTCTTTGTTTGAAAGAATCGCTAACTGTTCGCTTGTTCTTACTATTATTTCGTTTTGCATTTTGTAGAATCTTATTAAGTTGGGAATTTATATACTTTAAGTCTGTATTCCTTTGATGGAACTCGTCTAACTTTTGCCAGTTCTGTAGCAGGTACTGCCAAGTTGCGAGGGCTTCCTCCTCGTCGGCAGAGTTACCTGTTAGGTAGGCGATAATTTGTTTCAATGCTTTGCCGTCTGCACCTGTAAATTTTGGGGCAACCCCAAACAATCTATTATAGAAAGCAAACCACTCATCCAAGAATAGGGCGTATAAGCTCGGCGGGTTCGCCTCTTCTTCTCGGTAGGTAACTCTATCACCCCAAGTCCCTTGCCATTCCTCTATAAGGTTTTCCAAGGGAGGAACCAATAGCCCTATTTGCTTGAGGCGCTCGCCCTCCAATGTGCCTTTTTTGACTTCCATTTTTTGAAACTTTCCTCCTTTATAGGTCAGCTTTAGCACAACGGCACAACTGCGTATGGTTACTATATAGGTCATTTTTTAATGATTAATGGTTAATGATTAATTGCCAGCTATTGATAGGCACACTATCAGGCTCCTGAATATTGTAGAACTTGTATATCTCTGCTCTTATCTTACTTGCGATAAGTTCTCTTTCCTCTTCACTGACCTGCTTTCTGTCTGAATAGCTATTGTATTGTATAGCGAGTTCTGGAGACTTTTTAAAGTGTTTATCCTCTAAAAATAACTCATAATAAATATAGGTATATCTGCTATTATGAGCATCGGAAGCCTCTTGTTCTGTTTGGTAACGAGTATATATTACTTTCATTGCTTGATTTATTCTATCCTCATTTTTCCAATACCAAGAGTTCTCATAGACAATAACAATAGCAGGCTTTTTTACGGCTTTTCTTGTGAGCTTACGAAGCCCATACCACACTCTTAATTTCATTAAGTTTCTATATTTGTTTTAGTAAGTTGTTTTCCACAATCAGCACAAAATACAGCCGTTACAGCCACAGTACAGTATCCACCTATGGTGCGCAACACTTGGTGCTTGTGAGGGCATTTGTCACTGGTCACCCGTCGTTTGTCACTTCTTTTCATATCGTTTCTCAATTATCTTCTCCAAGGCTCCTATTACCTTACTGACTTCCTTAGTAGTCATTTCCATTAATGGCTTTTGTACAGGGCACCTCTTACTTAGCATAAACTTACCCAATCGTTGAAGGTCGGGGATACTTGGATTATCCACCTGCAACCAACCCAATTCGTGGCACTTAGCCAACAAGCTAAGGTGTTGCATATTATGGCTGTCGAAATGTGCTGCAAAGCTATAGTTATAGCCTAAGTAGTCTAATATTTCAAAGGCTTCTATCTCTTTCAACTCTTTGCTTGTAGCAAGCTCCCTTCCTACAAACCCCGATAAGAATGCCATTCGTTCCTCTCTATCCCCAAACCTCTTACTTAAGAGGCTTTGCAAGATCTTTAGTTGTCGTGTGCTAATCATAATACTGATCTTTAAATTTTATTCTTATATAATCCCCTTCATTGTACTCTTTATAGTCTTCTTCAAAAACTCTAATTTTTACAGTCCCTTCTTTATTAGCTACATATATATAATACTTTTGAGGATGATATCTACTTGAGAGAACCTTTCCTACAAAATGAGATGTTGTATAAGCTGGCATAAGTTCCTTATCTACCACATAGCCTATAATCTCTTTTATATCATTTTCAGAGTCTTTTTTAGAGCATCTATCATCACAGGAGATAGATACAAGTGACAATATTAGAAACGTTGCTATATTTTTCATTTTTAATCGTTTTCAAGTTCAATAAGATAAGCAGGTATTAGCCGAAATGCGTTAAACTCAATACCACATAGATAGTGAATGTAATTCTCTTTTGAGTATTGTTCAAAAGAAACATCTAAAGCCTTACATCGGGGGTACTTTTTGTTTAACTCTTTGGCTTTTTCAATGATGTATCTCTTTATTACATCTAAATTAGCGGCTTGATATAATTCTCCTTCCATTCCTCTTAGAAATTCGGAAAATTCAACTTGTAACTTATTTTTTGTTTGTGTGCCATTGCCAAAAAAGCAATAGTAATGTGTTGGTTTTTCTTTCATTTTAAATCGTTTTTAAAGGTTATTTAATACTTAAACTATTTTTCAAAAAGTTCCCTATAAGTAGTAGTTGTTATCTCCTCGCTATCAGCAGGAATGGGGACATCTGTCCAATCATCATCAATCTTAAAGCAAAAGAATCTGTCATTATTCCAATCAAATCCGATACATTTAAGAAAGCTTTCATCCCAACCTATACAAGCATTGAGTTCCGCCTTGGTAATAACAGTGGCCTGATCGAAGTCAGCTTGTACAGCTTTGCCTTGCTTAGTGTTCATTCGGGGCATATATTCATCTTTGCCTTTGACTTGCTTCCATAACTTGGCATCTACAGTAGTACCTTTTGGGAATTTTACAGTGTAGATTCCTCCTGCGGCTTCCCAATGAGCACTCCTCCAAGAGGTGAAGCCATATTTATCGGCTAATTCCTTTTGATTTTCAAAACAAACATCTAATTTATTGACTATCTTTTGAAACTTCTTTCCTGTTTCACTATCTTTTTTTGTTATAAAATACATTTTAAATCGTTTTTAAAGGTTATTTAAAACCCTGCCTTAGGGGGTCTCTTATGGGCGTCCCCTTAATACCAACGACACGCTAAGGTCAGGGTATCTAATAATCGTCCGCAGTGGCTTACCTCTAATCAATAGAGAAGTTGAAGTTTACTCTTTTTTCTATACCATTCTCAAATTTGACCAACTTATACCCACGTATATACATACTCGTACGTATATCTACGATGGCGTTCTCTATGATCTCCATACCCTCATCAAAGAGGGCACTGTTAGCCTTTTGCCTTAGCGTGCCTAACTTGCGCACCTCTCGTGGGTTTAGGTTCCCTTGTGCATCTGTCCTTAATGCTGTATTAAGGAACTCCAATAGGAGTTTTTCTTTTTCAGTATCTCCCGCCAAGGACGACATATAGGTTTTTATCTTCTTAAGTCCTTCGCTCTCTGTACCATTAAAGGCGGGGCGTACATTCCAACCTATACGGATACTCGCCGACCCATCTGCTTTGGTAAAGGTATGCGAATCCTGTTCCTCTTTCTGAGTGCCGTATAGCTCGGCACGGAGAGCTATGATAGTCTTCGCCTCTTGGAAGAGTTTCGCTACCAAATCCTCTACATCCTCCCGTTGCGAAAGGCAGAACCCAATGTTATCATCTACCAATTCTGCTTCAAGCTCCAAAAGTGTCTGTCTGCTCTGTTGTTTGGCTAATTTCTCTGCTCTTTGCTTCTCTTTGAGTTGCTCTTGTAACTTCTTTAAGTCCTCAGCACTCATCTGTGATAAATCTACACTCATTTTATTATCTTTTTTAATTGTTATTATTCGTCTATTTCTACCTCATATTCCCAATCCATGGCATCATCTTCCCTTATGTTGTCTATTAGCCATCCAAAAACTTCTTCATACTCATCAGTATTGCCAAGTCCAATAGTAATTCCATATTTTGCCATTTTATCTAATTGCTCAAAAACCTTATCGGGGACTTCTACATCCCCAAGACCTACTGTGTAGGTTACTGTTACGCTTAAATCTTTAATAATTTTCATTTTTTATCTGTTTAAAAATTATCGTTCTACTTTTGCCTTATATAGCTCGTTGGTCTCTATCGGTTCCCATCGTTTGTTCTCCTCGTTGTACCACATCAGCACCCTGTCCTGATCGTATCTAAGGTAAGGAGACTCCCACTTGTTCTCTCGTATCCATTCGTAAATGGTAAGTACCACTATCGGTACGCTTGTCCTATATCCAGCATGATACTGATGTATCATTGTTCGCTCTGATACTGATAAGGCTTGTAAGAAGTTATCCAGCCTTAGTACGTCCATATATAGTTGTTTCATTGTGCTATTATTTTTCGTTTTTCACTCTTGATTATCTGTGGAGGATCTCCACTTTTATCTATCATTTTCAGTAATATCTTGGGGTAAATGTGATAAATATTCTCCATTTGTAAGTGTATCATTAGCTCTACATCCTCTCGGTCAAATACCCCTTCTCTGAGAGCCTTTCCATAGTACTTGGCTATCTCACCCTCTACATAGACCTCCCACTGCTGGGCAAACCAATTCAGTAGATAGTCATTTTTTGCCAATATCCTTGGATCCACTGAAGTTTTCCTTTGTTTATACACCTGTTCACACCATTTTTCAAAGTACATCCCTTGTAGTTGTTCGTATGCCCAGTACTTACAGTCTAAGTAATAAAGTAGGCACTCTCTAAATGTCTTTTGCTTTTCTATAGTTCCCATATTTTATTATCTATTATCTAATCATTTTTAACTCTCTTTCCCCCGCTTTGCTTTCGGAGATGATGTAGGGTTCTAGCTCATTCCCTCCTGTTCGTGTTTTGTCTATATAGGCCTTGAAGTCCTTTACTAAGATTCTATCTTGGCAAAACCAGTAAAACTCCTCCGCTACAGCTCCCTTGGGCATTCCCTTACTCATTTGTGAGATCCCTATAAATAGAGTTTGAGGAAATTGCAGGATAAGATTATGATAGGCTGTTGCTTTTTGCCCTCTAAAACAAGCCTGCACGCTGTCTATAAAGACTATCTTAGGTTGCTGTGGGCGACTAAGGCGCTGTACCAGTTTATCCAAAGGATCTCCACACACCAGGTATTTGTTTTTGTACTGCTTAAGCCCTGTACGTTCCAAGTTGGTAAGCAGTGAAAGGCTTCCGCACTCTTCCAAAGAGTTGTATAGCACCTTTTCCCCTTGGCATAATTCTCGCATCAATTGCAGTGCGTAGGTTGTCTTTCCGTGCCCCGAATCTCCATAGATAAGGATACTTCCCGCTCGCTCTATCTCCCCTAAGTGGGTATGCCAGGGCTCCGATAGGGGCAAAGTCTTATATTTCTTTCTCGCCAAGTCCTCATAGGTGTAAGCCCTTGGTATCGTTATTTTGTTATCTATCATTAGTTATTAGTTATTAATTGCCTGTGCGGCTCGCACTTTTTCTATTTCAGTACGTACTTTCCTAAGACTTCCCTTGGTACGAGCAAAGAGTTGTTCGGGGGTAAGGGTAGAGCCGTTTGCTTCGCCTATCTGGGCTATTTGTCCCAAGAGGAAAGCCGTAATTGCTTCGTTGTCTTGGGCAGGACTTACACGGCTATATTTCGAGCCGTAGCGGTCAAATATCTCTGCATACCCTACTTTTTTGATGTCCTTGTTGCGGTCTATTTTTGCCTGCAAGCCGTCGGCGCCCATCATATACCAACCACAAGCGTACTCGGTAGCGTTCCATAGGCTCTTGAGTTCAAGGAAGGCGTGGTACTCCAAGTCTCCAGCCTCGTCCAAGATGATAAGCGGGTTTTCCAACTGCTTCACATAGAATACTAAGTCCTCATATACATCGGCATAACGCCCTGTATGGGCAATACCGAACTCTTGGGCGATCTTGCGAATGAGCTTCTGTTTGGTCTTCACCTGGGAGCAGTCTATATACACTGCATTTTTGTTCTTACTGACATATACCTTTGCTGTATGTGTCTTGCCAATTCCTGCCCTATCACATAGGATAGCCGAGATGGAACGAGCTTGGCAGGTCGAAAGTTGTAGGTAGATGTATTGGAAAGTCTCTGTCTCCACAGTGACCCAAGGGCGTTCATCCTTTAGTTGTACTTGGAGTCTGCGGGCTATGCTGACCCAATTGGCATCGCTAAGCACGCCCTCCAATTCGCCTTTCTTGATACGGCTGTACTGTGCTGTATTAATCCCCAAGCTCTGTGCATGCTTGCTGTCGGATTGGTAATTCTTTCTGTTTTCGGCAATCGCCAAAATGATTTTCTCTTTAAGTTCTGTTGTGATCATAGGTCTAATAAGGCTTTATTTATTGTTTCTGTTTTAGTTCTCTGATACTCTTTGTAGTTAGTAGTGGGTTGCTCCTCATAGGCTACAGTAGGGGCAGAAGTGGCTACTTTTTGCGTCTTTTTCTCCACCGAAAGTGTGCCTACCTTTGAGAGCTTTTCAATGGTTTTTTCTTTGGTATATTGGTCAAACTGCTTGATGTAATGCATTTGCTCTTGGTATATCTCCTTGTCCTCTTCTGTCCATTCGGCATTGGCTCGGTTAAAGGATTTAAGGCGCTTACACTCGCATAGGAACTGGTTTTCTTGGTACAAATACACCTCCTCTACACCCTCCTCATTAGGCAGGTAATACGCTTGTACCTCATAGGAGGAAAGCAGGGAAATAACTTGCGGGTTAGGCAATTGGTACTTTTGATATTGTACGGTTACATATTGGTTTCTGCGTATCGTAGTAGGCACACATCTGCCTATATATTGCGCTAAGAGGGCTCGGTTGAGTTTCGGTAGGTTCGGATTAACATTTTCTAAAAATACCTGTAAACGTGTCTTTCCAGGGAAGCGCTCTTGGTCGGGATGTAGCTGATTGTTATAGAGGGTTTGCTCTTCCATTTCTGAGGCTACTATCTCTTCGTAGGTAGCCTTAGCCTCCTTGTAGTTATCGTTGAACTCGTCAAATATCTTTTGTGTGGTTACTCGGTTGCTGTCTCGTCGTGCATAGTGTCGCCCTACATTTTGGTGTCTGTCTTTCTCTATCCCGTACTTCTTACCTCGTATCATCGTCTCAGCGTACTTCTCTTGCGAATTGGTAGGATTACAGAATCTCACGAATGGGAAAATGTTATTGGCTTTGAGTAAGCCCTCCACATGTTCGCCTGTAAGGTGTCGCTCTACTTCTATCTGCATAGGAGTACCCAATCCATATTGAGCCGTAAAGCGGAACATAGAGCGGAAGCAGTCCAAGAATAGTTCGTTGTCTTTCTTTTTACTGTGCGCAATACCAATCAAAGCTGTACTCATCACATCATAAGCATAGTAAGCCATTACTTTATCTCCATTAGGTAGCTTGGTATGCATTAGGTCTCGGTCATCCAAGGTGATTTTACTCATAGAGTAAAGCGGTGCATGACGATTGACGTGCGGACGTTCCTTGTGGCTGAAGTCATATTCTCCATTGCGTGCTTTCTTGATAACCAACTGATTTTCGGGTTTGTTAAGCCATAGCTTTACGGTACTTTCAGAGACTTCTAAGATGTTTCCGTGTTCGTCGCAAAAGTCCTGCTCCACATTGAAAAGTTCACCAGTGGCTTTGTCAAAGATTTCTATCTCACCATACAAGAACTGCCTATAAATATCATACACCGAACTCATATAGGGTTTGTTAGGCATACAGCAGATAGAGATAAAAAGCCTCTCCATTACTTCCGTTACTACCTTGGCGTTGTCCGATCCCTCGCCTTTGTGAATAAAAGCATAGTAGCCCTCATTTAGATACTGGTTATATTTGCGTTGCAAACTTCTTGGGTTATTCGGTAGGTCAAAGTGCCAACGTTCAGGGTTCAGCGTATTGACAGCCTCGCTAATGTTTTTCCATATCTCCACCTTTTTTCCTTTGTAAAGAGGGTTCTTTATACGCCCTTTAAAGAGGCTTTCAATAGC